GTGTAGTAATCGTCCGATGAACCCGTATCTATCAGGTTATATCCGAATTCCATATCTAGGGTCTCGCTCATTATTTACCCCACATAATCTCGGTATCGCCCTGGTTAAAGGTCATTATGACCGAATGGAAGCTTGAGCCCTTACGTAGCTCTCCTGCCTCGTCATAGTACGCAATACGCCTGGATGGCACGTACACGCTTGGATAGCCATATTCACGGTATAGGTTGTGCCGGTTTACCCCACCAAGCGCATCGATTGGTAGCACTAACACGCTCTTTAACCCGTATTCGTATACCTTGCGAATTATCTGGTCTTTAATGCTAAACGGTGGATTGGTAATAATGTAATCGGCAATATGGAACTGGCCATCTATGAAGTCCTGAATCCCATATATGACAGTGTGCTCCATCGCTTGTAATGTCTTGACAAAGAGGCTGTTTTCCGAATCAAACGGGCACAGGATTAGCGAATTGGGCTCCGGGTCTAATAGCTCGATAGCAATATCTACGGTTTCCTGGCTTGTATACCATTCGTCCGAATAAACGTTTTTTGTAATTCCGTTTAATGTCATTGGTCCTCCATTAAACATACGCCCATAACCCCACACTTGGTACATTGAAGGGTTTTTACGTTAGGCGGCAGGTTATCGGTGATAATCCTTTCAATCTGTTCGGTGACTTTTTTACATTTACGGCACTCGTATTTATATGTGGTCATTACGCCCTGCAATCGGCACACAGCCACATCACGGTCTCGCCGGCCACGTCTCGTACGTTGAATCCGCCTAAACCGGTCTGCCAGCTCTTGCATTGGTCGCAATATTGCGCAGCTACGACAGTTATATTGCCATCGTCGTGGATCGTGGTTGCGTAGCCATCCTTAATAAATGTTAATTCGCCCATTACAGTTTTACCGCCTCGTCTATGTGTAAATACGCGACCGTTTTATCAACCGGGATAGTCTTGTTATAGGTTGATGCCGGCAGTTTTCGCGTGGTCCAAGTAACCTTTATCTTGCGTAGGTTGAACGCATATATGCCCTGAGGCGTTGAATTGATATAAAACGGCGTAAAGCCTAGTTTGTCCGCCTGTTGTATCAATGACTCGTGCTTATCCTTTTCCAGGATTAGCTCGTCATAGTGTGTATGGCGGCACTTTAGCTCGATGATTAACCGATAGCCCTGGCTGGTTGCATCGATATATTCGAAGGCATCGCTACTCATTTCTAAGTCCTCTAAATAGCGTGTCTTGATGTAATCAAATAGCCCGGCCTCTGTAAACTCTTTAGCCATTTTATACCTGTGGCTTCCACTTACCGTCAGAAGCTAAAACGTACCATCGTGGGGTACATTGATTAGCCCGATTCTTTTCGGTGCACTTGTACGCAGCCCACGGCTTTCCAGTTGTCTTGGCTGTTCCCTCGGCCCAGACCATATGCCCGTGCGAGCATTGCGGAGCTTCAGCTACTAATTGACCGCCTAGGTTTGAAGCAATGTCGGTTATAGCTGTGGCCATTGTAGGAATGTCCTCGATCGCAGCCTTGGTGCTCCACGGGTCAGAATCGGCCGGTAGGACCTCTACCTTTTCCATATCCTGACGTGTAGGCCTTCCGGAATCGCTAGGGCTCAATAGCCCGATTACGCGGCCGTAAGCCGAAGTGACAGTATCCTCTACAAGCCAGCGCTTCATATTGTTTGGTAGTGAGGCCACGTTGCCATATGCGTAATCAACCGCGCTCGGTACGTGGTCCTCGTATTCACGATAGGCCTCGGCCCTAATTAGAATCGTGCCCTTGGCTAAATCCATATCCTCGATAATGGCAACCAGTCTGCCGGTCGGATGCTCCGATCGAAAGCGTTTAATCCTGCTATTGACATCCTCGTAATTGTCTAAGAATCCCATTTAGATTAGCTCCTTGTCTTTCAGAGCCTGTGCTATTGCCCGGCCGCGAATAAACCCTTCGCCGTGCCCCTGGCGGTAACCGATTGAATACCCGATCACCATAAACATAAAGCCAATACCGCAAGCGGTAAGGCCTATTAATAGGTCCATACTGTTCATTGTTCGCCCTTTGTTAAGGCCGAGCAGCTACCAAACCGAGTAGCCCTCCCGGCGTTTGTAGTATCAGTATGAGGCCTAGCACTGACAAAAGGCAATTATTTGGCTAGGCGTGTCTCCAATAATATTTCATAGATCTTGTCGATCTTTTGGTCCATACGCTCCTGCCGGGCCTCTATGTGGTCAATGCGACCGCGCAGGTTATGGCCACCATTACCGTCAGGCTTTAGCTCGGACAGGTAATACTTTACAAAATGACGGATAAGCCCAGCCCCCAGCCCCAAAATGGTACAACTCCCCAAAGTTATACCGACTACGAGCTGGACTTGTTCCATTACTTCTTTACCCCAAACTGACCTTCGGAAGGTTGAAGTGCTTTAAGTAATGGCCCGATTAGCCCGGCGATGAACGCGTTAGCCAATACTTTCGGATCTGATATCCCGGACATATACAGCGCAGCTACGCTAGCGAGCGCAGCGCGACCGTAGGACTTTGCAGCCGCTATTGCTTGTTCTTTCATTTGTTGCTCCTTAGTGCCCTTAAGGATTTTGTATAACTATAAACCTAAACTGGAGATTAACGCCTTAGCCTTGGCCGGTGATATTTCCACTTCAAAGTGCATATCGTCCGGACGGCTCTTAAAATCGCCGCCCCATTTTAGACCGTACTTCTTAGCCAAGGCGCGAATCATCGGGACCTTTTCGGCCGGAAATGTATCAAACTTGCCTAGTGGATGCTTAGTCGCATTTAGATCGATAGCCGTGCCGGATGAATGACACGACAAGCGATCGGTTGAACCACGCACCATACGAAAGGCATAACCCCAATCATCCAAGGTTCCCTCATCGATCGGTTCTATTAGCTCGTGGAAATCTGCAGCGAAGGCGGCCAAAAGCGGACCCACACTTTCGGCACACCTAAGCTTCAACGACGTACCCTTTATCTGATACGCCTTGATCTTTATCTCGGCTTGGTCCTTAGAGGCCGGATATCCGTTATAGCTCTTTAACATCAGCCGCTAGGTTTGGTGTGGATTGTTCCGCTTCTGGATTGAGATACGCCTGATAGTCAGAATTAGCCTCATCTTTAGGAATGAAGGAAACTGACCCGTCCTGATTTGTTCGCTTAATAGTCTCTGTTCCGTTTTCGTCTGTAATTAGTTCATAGGTCATTTTATAACTCCGCACTTATTCCGAAGGTGGTTGCTGTGGTGGCATACAAAGCACAGGCTTGTCCAGCGGTAAAAACCGAACTTGCTGTGTTGTATCTAAAGGTTAAAAGATTGCCTGAAGTATTTGAGTCCAATTCTGAGATACTAGACAGACCAACAGTAGAACCAGTCAAATACATAACATCAAGTGTTCCTGTAATAGTTACGGTTGGCGTCGTTCTTTTTTGAACCATTGGTGCTGTAAATCGAGCAACAGTTCCCGTTTGGCAGTATCCAGCAGATAGCATATTGCGCCCGCTAGTTGTATTTATCTGCTCGTAGTATCTTTGACAAGCGGCTAATTCTCCTTGGATTGTTGCTGCGTAGGTACGGAAAGGTAGTGCCACGCTTCCGATGTCAATTTGTACGCCTGTAACTTCGAACCAATCATTAGCACCTGCTGTGCCTACTGGCGTGTAACTAAATTGCACACCTAATTGCGTTCCACTTGCTGAGGCTGTGCCTGTGTATGTGAAGCGTTGCCAAGTAGTAGTTAGCGTTGCTGTTTGATTTCCACCAATAGCACTTGCGCCACCTGTCCAAGTGTTAATGATGCTTTGGTCTGTGCCTGTGCCTGTATCCACTTTGACCGATAAAGCATTAGACGCGCTGGAATAGTTAGCACCTGCGCGAGCATAGAAAGAAAATGTAATGGTCTTACCCATAAATGGAATTGAGTTAATGCTCTCAATGCTTTGCGAAAAGAAAACTCCCGTTGTGGCTGTTGTGCCGCTGTTGCGTTGCACTCGTCCGCAATACTGGATAAATGGCAGATTAGTTGTGTCACCTGTTAATTGACGACTCATAGTCGTGCCAACATCAAAACCATTTCGAGCAGAAACCCAGCGATCTGCGCTGTAACTGAATCCGCCTGCTTGCGCTATTGAAGTGCCACGCTGCCAGATTTGAAACGCTGAGTTCAAAATTGGATTGGACGCGCTTGGTGTTGCGCTGTATCTAAGTCCAACCGAAGCGGAACTATCTGCTACGAGCGTTTCGCCGTTTGCCCCCACTGCGAGGCGAGCCGGGGTGTCGTTAGCTGTAGCTGCGATTAAATCGCCCTTGGCATCGACGATGCTATTTTGGATCGCGTTACTATCATCCTGCGCGACCCAGACAAAATCCATATCTGTATTAGTTTGCTTGGCTAATACCTGACCTGTGGTACCGCCCTTGAGATCGACCAGCGAGGCATCGATAGAATCTCCTAAAGCCTCGATAGCCGTAGCTCCATCTTTAACAAGATCTGTCGAAGTTGGAACGGGCCAGTTAAAGTTCGGGGTGACCGTTGCCATTATGTTAAACCTCCAAAAGCGTTTTCCCAGATAAGTGTAGCGTTTACACCTGTCCAAACTAGGTTAGACGGGCTAACCGTATCCCACTGTGGCGCAACCAATGAGAAATCTGTAGGGCTCAGCGTGAGCGTTATGTCTACGAATTGAGGCGTAGCCCGGATGGCAAAACCCTCTAAGAATCCATTAAATGACCCGTTAAACATATTGATCGGCAAGTCATTAATAACGATAGGTTCACCAAAGAATACGTTAATGAGCTTGTTACGTTCGGCATCGGGTAGCTCCGAGTTATCCAGTCTAAAAGTAATGGCCTGTAGCTGCTCACGTGGGATAGCCCGAAGGCCTAATTCACGATCCATAACGTCGTTCACGTCGCTTAGGTTATGCAGGTTAGAGCTAACGCTGCGCTGGTATCGTCCGTAATTAGCGATAGAGGCGGCATCTAACGCCGTGGCCTGATGTGCGTAATTGTTGCCGTAGTTGAATACCAGCGAGTTGCGGATCTTGCCTATTTGTAAGATTGACTTAACGCTGGACGGGATAGCGTAATTGGCCGATATGGTCGTATAGCCATTCGCCGATAGATAGGCCGTACGGTGATCGGCATCGGCATAACATACGCGGCCAGCCTTGTCCTCGTATATATTACCCAAGGCGCTTTGTGCGATCTGAGCGCATAGATTGTAGCTGCTAAACGGATCGGCTGATCGTGAGATCATTTCATAAAGTCCAGGCTGATCGATCTCACCCAAGCCTACGTTTTCTGCATCGGCCCAAGTGGTCGTAGGGTCGTAATTAAACCATTGTAGAGCCGGGGCTACCTCGAACCAGGAGTTAATTAATAGCTCGTTTAGAATGTCGAAGATCTGGTTGCCGTCCTCAGTCTTTGGTAGGGCATCCGGAAACAAGGCCTTGGTCAATTTAGCCAGGGAACCGACGGCCAATATATTACCGATTGTTATAAACCCTACCTCTTCAGGCGAGCGTACGGATATACCGAAGTCCGATACGGTGCCACCGAATACGGGTACATATGTACCGGAGCTGTTCTTTAGCTCTAAAGTCAAAATATCGGTAACGTCAATATCAAAGGCTGTGTTATCTATGTTTACGATTTCCATACGGGCATATCCGGCGTTGCATTGTAGATCGATATCATCGCGGCCGGTGGCCATATTTACGCTTAGGACATTGGTGTAAACCGTGGTGCCCACGGTAATACGCCATTCGGGTAACCAGGTACTCACGCTATCGTGTAATCCCCGGTACCGCGATTAACCGCCGTACCTCTATATGTGGATTGATTTAGTACATCCTCAACGGCCCGAGCAATAGCCTCAGGATCGCCTAAACCTGCCTCGATCTTAATATTATAAGTAGCAGGATATCCGCCGCCGTAATTCATCGTAGGGCTATATCCGCCAAGATCGCCCTTTTGCGCATCGGTTAAAGTTGGAAATAGATCAAAGATTGTTACGTCTTTTTTTAAACCTTTAGTAGCTTCAGCCATTTTCTCGACGGTATCAATAACCGTGGATTTAGGTATAAGCGATCCTACGCCGCTAGAGGTTAGCCCTCCGGTATTACCGCCTGTACCAATCTTGCCTAGTAAAGCTATATATTCTTGTAGAGCTTTAAGGCGAGCATCGTCTGCTAACTTTTGTGCCTTGGCTACACGGTCGATCATAGATAACTCAGCAGATTCGCGTAATAGCGTGGCAGTTGTAGCTGCGCTGGTGGTCTTACTAATAGAGGCTAAACGTGCTATCTCGGTTAATTGAATCTGTACGCGCTCGCTGTAGGATTCCTTGGCAGCTAATTGACCAGCGGCGGTTATGGCAGCGTTGTACTTCTTAAACGCCTCTTCACGTGCCAGTTCTTTATCGCCTTCGGCCATTTTCGATTTATCAATAGCGGTCAGTTCATTAAGCAGTTGTGTGTTAATCGCCAGAAGGGTTGCATCGCTAACCTCTTTGATACCGGCTAACTTTGCTAAATCTGTGTTCTTTTGAAGTGCGGCCAGTTCGGTAATCTTCTTAAGAGCTAAATCGCCGTTATCTTCTTCGATCGCTTGCAAAGCCTCAAGGCGTAAACGTGTCTCTTTGTCGTAGGTAGCCTTGAGAGCGGCGGCCAATGAGATACGAGTGGTATCAAAGACGGCTGCGGCTTTGGATAACGATAGTTTATTTTTCTCAGCTATTGCGGATTTTCTTTGCAGCGCTAATAATTCTTTAGCTCGTTTAGCCGCATCGGCCTCGGCCTTGGCCCGTGCCTTGGCATCGGCCTTTTGTGTGTCCTGATTACCAGCCGATAATGAACGATTACCGAATCCACCAGGAATCTTGCCGGCGTTTAGTCCGTAGTACTGCTGTAGAATCTCACCGGCCTTTAGGCCTACTGTGGCATCAATTAAGCCAGCGATGGCACTACTTAGGGTATCTATCTTTGAAATTGTATCGTCGATGGTCTTGCCGCCGGATAGGGCAGTTAGGGCATTGATTAAAGATTTACCAATTTTCTCGCTGGCATTTTCCGAAGCAACGGCTAACTTGTTCATCGAGCCGACGTAACTATCTGCAGCTATTTTGCCCTGGCCAGCGAATAAAACCTGTAAGCGCTGTTGTACTTTTTCAAAGTCTGTAGAGGCTAATTCGGCCTGGGTAAGTCCTAGATTAAGCGAACGTAGGCCTTTGAAATTGCCTACATAAGCCTGGCTCAACTTTTCGCTGGTGGTTGCTAAGTCGGTACCTGTCCCGGCCGACACATCCATCGCAAGGTTAAGGAGCTCTTGGCTCTTAGTAACTGACCCCGTGACTTGTAATAACTTGAGCATCGCCGGCTGTAGCTGATCACGATTTACACCGGTGGCCGCTTCTAGCTTGTCGATGTATTGATTGATCTCAGGCGTGGCAAAGGCTAAACCTAGATTACGTACCGATGTGGTTAGTTGCGCTACCTCTAATTCGGAAGCAGCAAAAGCCTTAACGGCATTTTTACCATATTGCGCCAAGGCGGTAACACTAAAAGCCACACCGAAAGCCTGCGCTAGATTTTTAACATTTTTTTCAAAGCCTTTAATTTGTTTTTCGCCCTTGGTAAGGGCCTTGCCATCAAAAGTTGTAACGGCATTAACTAATAAACTGGGTAACTTTGCCATTATGCAGCCTTCGCGTATCTGCCTTGGTTAAAGGCGTTGATGGTATTAGTGATAGCCCTAATTACCGCGTTCTGAGCTTTACCTTGATCTTCTTCCCAAGCTCTAAAAATCATACGACCGCGCTCGGCGCGTTCATTTCCATACAAAGGCCCCATACGACTAATGAAGTGAGCTCCAGCGCCAGGGTTATTAGATCGGCTCTTTGATGATCCGCCAGGGTTTACACGGCCTGCGGTCTCATAGATTGCACCGGCTGCCGAACGGTTAGCCACATAGTACAAAGCGCGCCAGCCGTTACGGTTACGCGAACTAGGAGCCTGGGCATAATAGATACCCTTTTTAACGGTGCTGTGGTCATACAATGGAAATAGGCGTAATTGGCCTTCGGTGTTAAATGTTCTAAAGGCTGAATTACGAGCTGTAATCTTTCGACCTACCGTATTCTCATTCCAGCCGTAAAGGTTATCCGGTTGAGGCGATGGTGCATAACCTCGGGCCTTATCCCGGATAGGAATCATTACCGCTTTGATTTCGGTATTCATTTCCTGTAGTAATTCTGGATCAATTTTACGCATAGCTTTTAGAGTGCCTTTAACGCCTTCGAGGTTTACGGGCATATTGTTCGGCCTCCTTAGCTTGATCGTTTAACACTTGTATTAACATTTTGTACATCTCGGCATCGAGGTCTAGTACCGCTTGAGGCGGAACCCCTAACCGTATTGATAGCTGCGCTACCTGATAGGTTAAGGAGTCCCGCCCTAGCTTAAAGGTTCGTCGTCTAGTACCTCGACTTTGGAAAGTGTCTCTAAAAACTCGGGGCCAAAACTTTTTACGGTTTCGCCGCTAGTCCTAATACATTCCCAAGCCAGCCAGTACACATCCGACTGTTTTTCATCGTCACGAAAGGCTTTATGAAAGCCCTTCTTTGCATAGAGTTCAAAGGCATACTCGATCCGTGGAGTTATCTGATGCTCAGTAACCTCGCCGGTAGCCCTTGTTATTTTGAGTCGTGCCATTTGATGCCCCTTTTCTAATTGGTTATACGGTTGTGTCTACAACGATTGGAGAGTTGCAGGTAAAAGTGATCGACTGGGTACTGATGTCCCCGACGGCTCCATTAATGTCTGTCGTATTGTTTACCAGAATCGTAGTTTGATATTCCGGATTCGTTGTCGAAATAGTTGCACTTGTTTGCTTGAGTGTTAGAGGTACGGTTGTTCCCCAGGCACCTTGCAAAGTCTGCAAAACTTCGCCAGCGGCTGTATCGTTCAGAAAGTCCAGAGTTACGGTTGAGGTCTCCAGGCCCTTAGTAAAACGTCTGGCGGAGTCGCCCATCGCTGTTACTTCCAGCTCCTCGAATACGCGGTTGATTGTTGCGCTTGTTACGTGATCGGAAAGGTCTACCGAGTTAAGGGTTACGACCACTCCATTTGATAAGAATATAGCCATTAGCCTATTCCTCGCTTTCGGTTGTAGTTGGTGTTGGTTCGGACTTTACTTTTGCTACTTTGACTGGAGCAGGTTCGTCTACGATCTGCCCAATCTTTCGCAAAAACTTTAGATCATCCTCTGTATATGGCATATGTCAGCTCCAGCTCGTAAGTATTGAGATATTAAAATCGGCAGTTAGCAACGTTCCACTTTGTACATCAAGTACGGTTGGAGCCGACATACTGCCAATATTCATAACGATATTTGATGCAGCCAATTTATTAAACACAGCTACAGCCAGGGTTTCGATGCCATTCAGGTTGCCCTGGTTGTCCAGCATCGGCACAGTCATAATGATTTTCAGGTTCGCTAATGGCGATATTCCGGCGTTAGTGTTATTACTTGGCGTAATGTAATTCTCCGCCGGTGCAACGATAACCGAGTTGGCAGTGATTGTTGGCGGTGGAAAAGAGTAAGTGTTCCAAGCGTTCGGATTAGCCAAAGCGGCTGCTACCGTAGCTCGTAAGGTTGTAATGGCGGCTGTCATTTTTAACCGATCATACTGTTTGGATTTTGGTACCCGGCGATGAGGCCTCTGATCTTGCCGATCATTGAATTACCCATCCGGTATGGCGAGGGACTGAATCCATCGATCGATACGCCGCCGGTTTGACTGACCTGGCGAGCCTGGAATATGTCTACAGCCAGAATCATCGCGGCCTCACGTACAGCCGGGGTTGTCGCGTAGCTGTTTGTCTTTGTATCCACGCCCTCGGCCTTACCGTATGGAAGGACCCGGCTAAAGTTAATATTGGCGTTGGTCTTGGCAAATTGAATAAAGCTATAACCAGCCGGCCAATTCCACGCGTAGTTATTCCAAACGATCGACGGGATTAGATTAGTAGTACCAGCGCTCCAAGGCATCGTTCCCGTGATTGTGTACGTACCGTTAAAGGTTGAGCCGCATCCACTCAAGGTTACAGATTGGCCCGTTGTAAAGATAGCCGGGTTAGCGATCATTACTGTTGCCACATTATTCTGCAAAGTCGTACCTACAACCGGCGCGGAATCAAACCATAAAAATTGATTCAGGAGATCCTGGGCAGTTTGGCAGCACGTCTCAACAATATCTGACGAATAAAGCGCATCGATTCCAAGGTTGGCTCTTAGCTCTGCCTCGGTTACGTACGTTGCCGGCACAATGATCTCCTTAGTTAAAAAGGCCGGTAGGGCTCAAAGGGCTAAGAGCCCTACCGACTATTAGGGTTGTGGCTTAGATTTTCGCAAACTTGATAATACCGTTAGGCATCTTTGCGATAGTTGCCATAAATCCGTAGATCGCAACCTGTACTTGTAGGTTAGATACTACGTTCACTGACATATAAGCCTGAGGTCCACGATAAACGGTAAACGCCTCAGGGGCCAAGATAATGGCTGAGTTATCATCGACCGCAGTCTGCGCAAAGTTACGATCTACGTACAAATCAAGTCCAAGTACGTTACCGCGAATAGAGCCAGGCCCTACCTGTCCGGCCGCGTTCATTGGTTGAATTGCATTGTAAATTGGTCTCTTTGTGGTATCTGTCGCTGACATCAGTAGCTGCCATTGTGCACCGTTGCCGATGTAGTTCTGAGCGAAGTAACCTGTGTTTTCATAGACAAGCTTTGCAGCCTGTGAGCTGTAAGCGATAACGCCGTCGCTATCAGCTGTAGTAGCTGAAGCGTTAGTACCTGCAGCTAATAGCGCTGTAAGCACTGCGGTATCAATAGAAGTTAAATAAGCGTTCTGAAGTTGGTTAGTGAGTTCCGCATAAAAATTTGGATCTGATCTCTCGAGGAGCTCGACACTTATGGTGTTCATTCCAGAGTACTTGGATACAGTTCCAGTTAGATATTCTGTAACCATACCTGTATTAGATACGGCTCCAGCTTCGGCCTCTACTGTGACAGTCGGTGCAACGCCTGAACCGCCACCTGCTGATGTAACAAGTGATGGGACGTTAATTGTCATACCAGAATTTGGAAGAACTCCCTGACTGCAGGCATCAATAGCCGGGGTTCCAAAGCGTGTATTAGTTACAAACTCTGATAGGTACTGAGTCGGATTAAATGCCGGGTTAGTTGAAAAGCTATCGTCTGCGGCAGTTACATAAAGACGAGACTCATCGCTACCTAGTGCAGCTTTGATCTTGTGCTCTGTGTATGTTGCCATAGATACGATTGGTGTACGGACTCGCTGAGAATCCAATACTGACGGACGAATGATCTTACGAGCGGCTTCGACTTTTTCAGCCTCGACCGGTGTATCTACCGGAGTCTCCTCCGGTGTATTTTCTGGGGCTGTAGTCACAGCTTCCTCGCTTTCGGTTTCTGTTTCGGTCTCTACGATTGTCGTATTGATCGTTGTGGTTTTTGTGCTTGTGCTTGTTGCAGCTTCGAGCGCAGCTCGTGCCGCAGCAATATCAGTTACGGAGGCGCTGGAGAAAGCCGCACTCTCGACGAGGCTAACTTCCTTGAGGACCGCAGCCGTTACTAACAGGTAATCTCCCATTGGCTTCGAAGCGGTTACATCCACTCCGACGGATAAGCCACTGACCAGATTTTCCTGAGCGAGTACGAGCGCATCTTGTCCTCGAGTGCTACTCGAAAGCTTAAACGATCCGTACACGCCTTCAGTTGAATCGCTAAATGAGATCGCGCGACCTACCGGCTTGTCCTGTTGATGCTGCATTAAAAGCTTGATGTTTGATGCTTCCGCGATTGCGATGCTTCCGCGCTCGAACATTACAGGGCCAGCACTTGTAAAACCGATTTCGCCATATGGTGCAACGAGTCCGGATACGATGCGGCGTTCTGTATCGGCCGCCTGGATTTCTTGACTAAACGTTAGTAGCACTTGTATCTCCTAGCGGTGTGAGTTGTTCCATTTGTCGAGCTTGTTCGGTATCAATTAAATCTAGATTCAACATCTTTTCAATAATATCCAAGCGATCCTTTGCATCAACACGAAGGAACGTATCGTCTACCGCAAAACGCACTTGATTTTGGCTATTGGTGATGTCATTCATACTGAGGCGATCCTCGATCGCACTTATGTACGGTTGCAAAGAATAAGCGACGAATTCTTTTCTGCCGTCTAAGATATTTTGATATGTCATCGAGTTATTCATATCGCTCGAAATCATATAAGCCGGTACGTTCATCGAACGTGCGATCTCGGTACTCAAGTACTGTGAGGCCTCCGTGTACGCCATATCTTTAGGCGAAAATGAAGTAGGTACGTAATCCAAAGTCGAAGTGAGATACGCCGTTGATCGATTTTGGCGAGCGCTCTTGAACGCAGCTAGTAAACCTTGGATCTGTGTTTCAGGAAGGTCGGCTCCTGAGTTCTTCAATATTCCAGTCGGCATCGGAGTTGCAGCACTTACCGCAGCCGCTTTCTGAATGTCATACGCTGCGCGAATAGTGGTACTTGCTGTTAGTAGTACACCAGGAAGTAATGATTGGAAAGTAACAAGCGATCCAATACCAGCCATAGGTACAAGATCACCGTCTACAAAATAATCTTTTACTTCGGTGCCATATTTGTCAGTGGTATATGTTACGCGGTTATTCGCAACCCACTCGAAGCCCGACGGCCTGCCATCGTCCGCATACAAAGAAGTCACGCGCCAGTAAGCGATCGAATAAAAGATCAGGCTGTCTACGGTCGCACTGATCGTAACGCTTCGTGGTTGTCTAATGTCAGGTTGCTCAAGCCAAACAGGAGTACCTAACTTTTCACCAGTTGATTTTTTATACAATGCTAAATCGATCGATGAAATAACACCGGCGATAAGATTTCTGCATCTCGATACGGAAGCAACCTGTAAAGCAAAATTACGATCGATTCCAATACCGTTATATCCGAAAGTGCTATTAGTGTTAAATGATCCGTACCCGTAGGTCGTATCCATAACTGCCGGAGCGTATTGCGCTTCGATAGCTGGCTTTGCAGCCTGCTTAAAGCCTAAAGTTTGGAGTAATCCCATAACCGCCATTTTCCCATAATGTCAAGCATAAGTACGGCTATCTGCCGCGTGTCTAAACGTAAACTTTAGCCTCACTCATTGGCTGGGTTAGCACGTGAACGACCATACTTAAACCGATCGCAATATCAACCGGTCCAGCGGATTTACGGCGGACGATTCTCCAGGAGGCATCCGATTCTTTAGCTGCACAATTCGCCATATGTGTAACGAGCTCATCCTGGCCACTATGTACCAGCCGTTTATTAGCCAGGGCCTCGTAAAGATCGCCGGAGGCCTGATATCCCTTTTGGCCTGATATATCGGTTATCTGGATTCCATTAATTTCGAGCCTTTTGGCTATTGAGGCCGTTGTGTACTTGTCAAAGCAGACTTGTCTCGGGAAATAGAGCTTGGCCCAGCGTGCGATCGCATTAGCAACGAATAGCTCGTCGATGGATACGTCCGAATGAAATACCTCTAACACAGCTACGCCTATTCGACCGTTAGGCATTACCTGGCCCATTACAAGCGAACCATCGCGCCTGCTTGGTGCCACGTCAAAGGCGAATACGGTAAGAGGACCGGGTACAAGTTTGAGGTCTTTATCCCCGGCCTCTTCAACCGACATATGAGGCCAGGGTGATTGCGTAGAGCTAATCCACTGGCAAAGCATCTCGGTCTTTGTTGTCTCGATCGGTTGTGTACTAACGGCCTCCTCTAATGCCGCCTCCGTGACGGTATAGCCAAGGGCCGGGTTCGCAAAGGCCCAGCCGTCCCGGTCTGTAATCTTGGCGAATGGCGGAGCCGAATACTCGTAAAAGCCGAAGGTCTCTGGTGGATTAGATAGGGCCCTCTCGCGTAAATCATTTAACACGGTACTAAAGGCATCTCCTGCGTTCGATGTCAATAGGGTCTGAGCGTTCGGCTTAGCTCTAGTGGTTGGCGTAGCTGCGCGATACCCCTCTTCTGATATCTCGCGTACCTCGTCAATATAAAGCAGCGAGGCGGTACGTCCGCGAGAACCGTCTCTTGTAGCTGCGACCACATCCAGGCGATGGCCATTTTTTAGCTCTATTGACTCGGTGCCATTGGCAAAGCGGATCTGTTTAACCTGCCGGCTTAGCTCATCGCTGCCCTCGATGGCGTAGGCCACTTGCCTAAAGGTGTCTAGGGCCATTGATCGGTTCGAGGACATAATTAACACGTTAGGGCTATCGAATAAGAACATATGCCCGAGCATCATCATACGCGCCAGGTGAGTCTTTCCCTGTTGTCTGGCACAGAGAACCAGGTTTGTTTTGCGAATAAACATACCGGCATCGTCTACGGTGGTCATATCCCGAATTACAAAATCCTGCCAGGGCAGCAAGGGCAACCCGATACTTTCTGCTAGCTGCGCAATCTCATCGCCGCGAGTGTGGCCCGTTAGGTACGGGCTATGCAATCGAGGCTCAGTAGCCCCCTTACGGGGTTCTATGGTCTGGGTCATATATTTACTAATCCTGTTCAATCTGGCCTACGCACGGACCGGCTGGGACCGTACTGGTGGTTTTTGGGGAGGCATTGCTCGA